TCCAGGCTCGTGGCTTCTCGCGTGCCATCAAGAACACGCTGGAGATGAACGAGTACCACCACCAGGTCTTCGGGAACCTGACCGGGACCCACAAGTGGACCGACGTGGAATGGATCATGAAGGGCTCCGCCCTCCACGGGACGCCGTACCTGAACATGTACGCTCAGGGTGCTGGCGGCGCGATCATCTCGAAACGCTTCGATCTGATCTTGTGCGACGACATCCTCGACGAAGAGAACTGCGCCACACCCGAACAGCGAGAGAAGCTGGAGCTCTGGTTCTGGAAGACGCTCAAGCCGTGTCTTGCGCCTGGTGGATCGATCATTGTCCTCGGGACCAGGTGGGCCGAGAGCGATCTGTACCAGGTCCTCATGGAAGAGAAGAAGTGGCCCAGCATGGTGAGGGGGGCCATTTACAAGGATGAGAACGACCGAGACCAAGCTCTCTGGCCGGAATACTGGCCGCTCGAGGCTCTCGAGGCGGAGCGCCGCGACATGGGCAGCGCGATGTTCGCCTGCTCGTATCTCAACGACATCAGCGGTCTCATGGCGGGCAACATCTTCCGGAGGGAGTGGTTCAACTACTTCGATCCGCACCAGTTGGCTCCCGGCCACCTGGTCTGGAAGATGGGTGTCGACCTAGCTTCATCGGAGCGTCAGCGAGCTGACTTCACGGCCCGTGTTGTTGTTGGTGAGGATGCAGACCGGAACGTCTACGTCTACTCCGTTGTCCGGGACAAGATCGAGACCGGGCACAAGGGGTTCATCGGTGACGGGTACAACGCTTTTCCCTTGATCAGCAAGATCGTCGTCGAGAACAACCAGTTCCAGGGTGCGTTCGTGAAGGACCTGCTCTCGATGACGAACTGGCCGGTGGTCGGCAAGAAGAGCGAGGTCGACAAGGTCACCCGGGCGAGAGCCGTTGCTTCGCGCTACGAGTCCGGGAAGGTCTTCCACAGCAGGAGCTTGCAGGGGACGGACTTCGAGATTGAGCTCCTGCAGTTCCCGAAAGGGCACGATGACATGATCGACGCTCTGGGTCTGGCCATGGAAACCGGTGCTGGTGGTGCGTTCTTCGGAGCGTTGACCTGAGATGGAGATGGTCGCCCCTGGGCCTGATCTCGTTCTTGGTCCATGTTTCGACTGCTTCATCAAGAGTCGACTGTTCGAGTTCATGCCCGGGCACTGGATTTGCCTGTCCTGCTACCGCGATCTCGTCGACGCGGCTTTAGAGACCGCTTACGAGGAGGATGCGGATGCCGCTCCCTGAACCGCCCATCATGATCGAGTTCAGGGATGGGGAGAAGTCCGTCCCTCCGCACATTGCGTCCAACATCTCGATCGCCGAGATCGATCCCTTCAACTACACCTATGAGGAGGCCGTCAGGCTGTCTGAGCAGGCGCTGATGAAGAACCTGTTGAAAGGGTTCCAGCAGGACATGATCTACAAGCACTTCCGAGAAAACCGCTGATGGGCATCCTCGTCCGGGCTGCGATGGGCTCGAGGGCTCAACCGCAGGTTGCTCTCGTGAAGGCACCAAAGTCCTCGCCCAACAACCTGCCTCCCGGCAGTGCGACAGCCTCGGTGACCTATGCCTGGGATGGCAGGGTGCCCGTCCTCAACGCCAAGACCTACCGCAACTGGTACAAGACCAGCGAATGGGTCCGGGGGGCGGTTGACATCCGGACGTCACAGGTGTCCCAGGCGGAGTGGGACATCGTCGCCAAGGACAAGGACCAGCCCTACAGCAAGCGGCTTCGGCGCGAGATCCGAGAGAAGCTCGAGACCCCGAACCCGCTGAACGACTCTTTCTCTACCTTCCTCGAGCCGGTGACCCGAGACCTCGTCACCCTGGATGCCGGGTGTGTCGAGAAGGAACGGAACCTGATGGGGGATCTGGTCAACCTGTGGCCGGTTGATGCCGCCACCGTCCGCGTTTCGACCTCATGGGATGGATCCAACCCCAAGGAGCCCAGGTACTACTGGTACCCGGACAACTACCGTCCGGTGGCGTCCTGGCGGAACAACGACTTCATCTACATGATCCAGCACCGCCGGACGGACTCGGTGGTCGGACTGCCTCCGATGGAGACGCTGAAGCTGACCATCGAGGCTGAGCTCCAGGCGCACGAGTACAACCGGCGACAGGTTGCCGGTGCTGCGCCTGACGGCATCATGGACCTGGGCGAGACATTCTCCCGCGACCAGGTGAACTCCTTCCGTGCGTTCTTCGAGAGCGAGGTCGCAGGTCGGGGGGCCGTTGGTTTCATCGGTGGGACGAAGAACCCCAAGTGGATCCCGCTCCGCCCTGGCAACAGGGAGATGCAGTTCCTGGAGTGGCAGGTCTACCTCGTCAGAAAGATCGCGGTCGTGTTCGGCCTGACGCCGCAGGACCTTGGTGTCACCTTTGACATCAACAAGAGCACGTCCGAGACCCAGGTGCAGATCTCCGAGGACCGAGGCCTGAGGCCGCTCATGTCCCGTGTCCAGGACTACATCACGGAGGAGATCGTCTGGGACGCCGCGTACGGCGGTCCACGCAACAACCTGGCCTTCCGCTTCACCTCGCTCAACCTCAAGGAGAGCACGGCGAAGTCGAAGATCCTCGAGTCCGCCCTGGGCGGCGTTCCGTGGCGCTTCATCAATGAAGCACGCATGGAAGAGGGTCGTGAACCGATCCCGGCCCTCAACGGCAAGTTGGTCATGGAGACGCCCGTTGGCGCTCTTGACATTAGTGATGTCCCGACGGTGCGTGAGTACCTCGAGATGCAGATGGCCTCTCGGAAGCCCGATGGTGGCTCCTAACAGTCAAGCCTCAAGGAGGGGCAACACATGGCAGCTCTCGCGGTGACCCCGGCCTCGGGGTCGATCAATTCCAGGAAGGACTTCGTTCGCGTTGATCTCACCGATGGGGATGAGACTCTCCGCCAGCGGATCAAGGCTGAGCTCGCAGGCGCGGAAACACTCACCTCGCATGAGTTCCAGCCCTCGAGCGATGGCAAGCACTCCTGGTTCAACGTCATGTTCCCGGCTGACGGGAGCTGGACGCTGACCCTCTACAACACGGATGGCGACGGCACGCTCGCCACGCTTGCGGTGACGGTCGCCTAATGACCGCGCAGACGGTAGGAGCCGTCGAAGCCATCCCCTTTCTCGTGCGCGTGGAGACGAACAGTCGCCTCCACGTGCGCTACCAGATCGTTGGCCGGACGCTCGATGACGGGCGCTGCGGCATCGATGACAACTGGGTCAGAGCATCGGCTGAAGATCTTGCCGACGCTGAGCCAGACCGGCTCTGCCGGTATTGCTTCCCCGTCGCAACCGGGGATAAGGAGGTCAGGGAATGAACTTCCTTCGGATCCTCTCCCGGGATCGGGAGCAGCCGAAGAGCCAGGTCGAAGTCATCAAGCGGATCGACGACGACCTCAACTCGATGATCACTCGTGGCCGGTTCATGGGTGAGAAGCTCACCTTCGGCCCGAACTTCGTCCACACGTACATCATGCGTGGCAGGTCGGGCGAGTACGGCAAGCCGGGGTCCGTCGAGGACCTGGGCTGGTCGCACAACATCAAGACCACCGTTGGGATGGACTGGCTCCACAACAACATGGGTGGCCTGATCACTCCGACCAGCGGCAGCCCGGCGACCACCGTCACCGCGACGGCCATCACCAGCACCGGCACCACGCTCTCTGCTGACGCCCTCAAGGGCATGCGGGTCGTGATGCCGATCACCGGCCTGACAACCAAGCCCGTGTTCGCCAACATCCTGTCCAACACCACGTCGGTCATCCAGGTCGACTCGTGGCAGACAGAGGCACAGGGTGCGGGCACCACGCCCGCGAGCACCTCGGCGTACTTCGTGCTGCCGGGCCAGGGTCCTGCGTCCTACATCGGCCTCACGACTGACACCGGCGCTCCGGCCGTGGGTGACACCACGCTCGCAACGGAGATCACGACCAACGGCCTCGCGCGTGCGCTGGCCACCTTCGCTCACACCCCGGGTGCGACCACCTACACGCTGGCGAAGACGTTCGCCGCAACGGGCACGCACACCAACGTCCACAAGGCAGGCAACTTCACCGGTGGCTACGGAGCCTCCGGTGGCGGCATCCTCGTTGCGGATACGAACCTCAACGCTGACGCCACGCTCGCGAACGGCGACTCGCTCGCCGTCACCTGGACCTGGACGCTCCCGGCCGCTGGCTAGGAGCTTGAGCCGTAGCGGGGCAGCAATGTCCCGCTACGGCTTTCTCTTTGATCTGAGCAAGGAAAGGGGTATCTGATGCCTGTCACCATCCCCGCGACGGGGACGGGTACTGCGACCCCGATCGTCAGTACCGACAACGTCACCGCAGACAGCAGCCAGGTCCAGAACGTCCAGCTCGTGACGGTGTCTGGCGGAGCGTTGACACGCATCGCTTCTGGGACTCAGTACACCGAAGACACGGCGCTGGGGACGGATCCAACTGGAACCGCCATTATCGCCAATGGATCATCTGCCACTCCTACCGCCGTCAGCGCAGATGGTGATGCGGTTACTGTCTGGGCCAACAAGAGCGGGGCGATCGTCCCTGTCAATGCCCCGCACATCGGTCTCAATGGAGATCCCTGGAGCCTGGTCCATGAGGGGGCGACTTACACCTCAGCCCAGACCAGCACGGTTGTCGTGGCTGGCGGTGCCAGTGAGAAGCTGGTGGTCACCCAGGTCCAGATCCAGGCCTATGGCACGACGGCTTTCACCTGTCAGGTCTACTTCGGGACCGGGGCTTTCAGCCGTGGAACCAGCAGGGCCGTGTTCGATGGAGAGTTCGCTCCGTCCGCGACCTCGAAGCCTGGTGTCGTCATGAATGGTCCCTTCATCTCGGGGACCAACGGCGACGATCTCTGCATCACGACGGTCGGTGCTGGCAGCGTGACCATCAATGTCTGGTACTACGTGGTGACCTGAGATGGCGATTGGCTTCAGGTCAGCCAACAAGGGGAACAACGGGACGGGGGCATCGACCCTCGCCATCTCCGCTCCGAGCGGTGTCCAGTCTGGCGACATGCTGGTGATGGGTGTCACCGCTCGTGGTGGCACGGGGACGACCATCGGCCTGGGTGCCTACTTCCGTGGGAGCGCGAGCCTGCCCAATTACCCGTCCGCCCTGGCGGTTGATCCTGGTGGCGCGTATTACTATGCCTCGTCGTCGGTCGGGAACTGGATCAAGAAGATCCGCGTATCGGATCTGACCGTGGTGTCAACGATCAGTACGTCGGTGACCTACGCCTCGAACATGTGTGTGACCCCCGATGGTGCCTGGTTGTACTGCGTGACCTCGCAGGGCAGCCCCGCCTACGCCTACGTCATCGACCTCGCCGACTTCACGCTCCAGACCACGATCACGCTGACGGGTGGCTATGCCACCAACGCGTTCTCTCTTTCCGACAGCTCCCGGGTCTATGTGCCCTGCGGTGGGCAGAACGTCGTCAAGGTCCTGCGGACGTCGGACCACACGTTCGTCAAGGACATCGCCGTCACCTACGCCTTTGACTGGTGCCTCACGCCCGACGATGCGTACATCTACTTCCCCCGGGGAAACGGCAGCCAGATCTACAAGGTCAGGACCTCGGACGACACGCTCGTTTCCACGCTGACGCCTACCAAGTCCAACACGAACGGGAGCGGTCCGTTCACGGCGGTCGATGCCGCTGGCGTATATTACTACCAGCCGAATTGTGGGATCGGTTCGGATGCGGTTACCAGGGTCACGCTCTCGAACGATGCCCTGACCTACTGCACCACTTCGATCACGAGGCCACAGATCGTCCGGCTGTCCCCAGATGAGTCGCTGATGGCCGTGTACTGCCAGAGTGCGGCGGACTCCAGCAGGGGCGTGGTCCTGATCCGCACGTCGGACTTCACCGAGATCCGGGCCACCGTAGGTGACACGCCCGACATCAATTCCTTAGAGTGGGACAAGGGCGGCAAGTACCTTGTGTGCCCGTCAGTGAACAACAACAAGGCTTATGTCATTCGGGCGAGCGACATGAAGATGATCCGCGAGATCACCGGCCTGACTACGCCTAGTTATGCCAAGGTCAACGGAACCGAAATGTACTTCAAGAGCGGTTCTGGTTTGTCGGACGTCGTGGATGCTGGCCCGCTCGACTGGGAGCTGATCGGCAAGCCCGAGAACAGCGGGACGACATTGCGGCAGGAGTTGTACTGGCGTCTCGCAGGGGCGACCGAACCGTCCGCCTACAGCGCGGCGTTCAACTCGTCCGTCCGAGCATCCGGCGTCGTGGTTGCCTTGTCGGGCGCTGACCCGTCTGCGCCGCTGAACGCGCAGTACGGAGGCCAGGTAAACGCGAGCAGCACGGCGGTCGATGCTCCCTCGTCCTTTGGCTCGTGGGAAGCCCGTAATGGGATTGATGTGGCGATGCTTGGGACGGCCTATGAGTCGTCGTTTTCCCCTCCGACTGACTATACCGAACCTGCGAACGGGGACGTCGCATCAAGCGGAACGTCGAACGCGACGACCACCGCTGTTTCCTACCGGGCTTTAACGGCGGCCACCTCGGTGGCAGCGATCCAGGGGACAGCCGCGAACGCCGCCGTCAACATCGGCCAGCATGTGTTTGTGAAGGAGACCGCCCCGGATCTTTCTGACCCGACCCCGATCTCCGTGTTCTTCGGACCGGGTCAGGCATGAGCGAGAGACGGGGTAGTCCGGGCCGGACGACCTACGCCAGTGAAGAATCGATGCTTCTCTACAACTCTCTGATGGCTAGGATCGAACAGCTCGAAAGGGCTGTGATCGACCACGAGCAGCGGTTCGACACCCTCCAGACGTGGTGGTGGAAGAGGGTCTGGTTCTGGATTGACGGTTGGCCGTGGCATGACCTGAACGGAACCCAGAAGCGGCGGTTCTGGCACCGCAGGGATGGTCGCTGATGGCCTCGAGGCTTTACTTCAGGATATCTCTTATCGCGACGAGAGAAGACCTTCAATACGTTCGGGGCAAGCAGGTTCCACGGCTAGACTCCCGAAACAGCGACGCGTGCTTTGTTTGCGTAAGTTTGACTCCCGAGCAAGGCACTGGCACATATAACTGGTATAGCGTCAGCGTTGCAGGTACTACTACTGGCATAGAGGTACTTCCGCAAGTTCAACCTTACGACTGGGTATCGTCGCCGATCGCCGAAGATATTTCAGTTAGCGGCACGATCTCTGCGAACCTTTGGGGGTACGAGACCTCGATGTCTGCCAACACAACTATTGGTTGTGTTGTCTACCGGGTCGACAGCCAGGGAGAGATATCTGAGATTGGCCGTTCGGCTAGTACGACTGAGTTCGGAACGTCGTCGGCGCTTAGAACCTTTACAATCTCGCCAACATCGACGGATCTCTTCAAGGGCGACCGCATTTGTCTTCGGTCTTACTTTGACGATGCCGGGACGATGGGCGCTGGCTACGCAGTCTATTTCAGCTTCAATGGAAGCACGCCTGGCGCTGCTGGCGACTCTTGGGTTGAATTTACTGAAGACGTTAGCTTCATTACTTCAGCTCCTGCGGGTACTACCGTTTATCTGACGAACACTGCATCTGATGTAAGCACAGCAGCAGTAGATCGCGTAGCTTGGACAGACCGTGGGAGCGGGGTTCAGACAGACGTTACAAATACTGTCCTTGGCTGGACTGATCCAATTCAGATTACCGATACTGCCGGTGGTACGGTTGTCGATTGGTGGACTCCAGGCCTAGCGGCCTTTACTCTCGGAGGCGCGGTCAAGGTCAATGCTCGGGGTAACAATAGCAACTCGATTGCTTACGCTTCCCCAAGAATTGAAATTGCAGTAACAGATAGCGACGGCAGCAACCCCGTGGTCTGGGGTAGCAATGGAAGCTACGGATTTCCTTCTACCGGGGAAGACGCCCGACCAACTTGGGTTAGCGGGCCTGACACGTCTGTTTCGACTGGGCAGCGCCTTCGCATTCGCATCTACATAGACGACACTGACAGCCAAGGACATATGCAATCTGGTTATACTTCGACGTTCTACTACGCGGGGACATCGAGCGGAGCGTCAGGAGACAGCTATCTGGTCTTCAGCCAGACGCTCGAGGCTGATTCCCCGGGACCTGGTGGTTCTTCTGACGCGATGCCGTTCATCGGTGGTGGGTACTACCCCTCCTGACGTCTTCTGATTTGGGCCTCGCTGGGCCTGCGGAGGTTCCAGTTTGAGTCTCCTGCTGCTCTTCTCTAATGGCGCGGCCACAGGAACCGAATACCCGGTCACGGCCGGAGCTTCTGTGGCGACCATTTCGGAAGCAGCGGTCAGAAGCGCACTCTCTGCGACCCGGGCAACGTCCGGGTCGCTTTCGTCTGTCTCGGAGAGCGCCGTCAGGATCGGAACGGTCTCGAGATCGACCAGCGCCTCCCTGGCATCGCTGAGTGAGGTCGTTACCTCCCTCAAGGTCATGGCCCGTGGATTGTCTGACAACGTCGCCACCATCAGCGCGGCGGCAACCCGGGCTGCGATGGCCAAGTCGAGAACCGTCGCGCAGTCCCTGGCTACGCTGTCAGAGACGGTCACGCGATCTGCAATGGCCAAGTCCCGGACGGTCGCACAGTCCTTGGGGACCTTGTCCGAGACTGTGGCCCGTGGTGCCGCCACCTTTATCCGTGCCGTCAGCGTGACGCTTGGATCGGTGTCGGAAGCCGCGACCCGTGGGGCAACGGCTATCTCCAGGACGGTAGCCCAGGCGCTGGGTGCCATCAGTGAGACCGTCGAGGGCATCTACCAGGCTGGGCTGATCCTGCGGTCGGCTGCTGACTCCGTTGCATCGGTGTCAGAGTCTGTCGCCAGGGGTGCTGTTGCTGCCACCAGGTCAGCCACCGCCACCGTTGCCACCCTCGTGGAGTCCGCCGTCCGGGCTGGCATTGCCTTCATCCGCCGTGAGAAGCGGCCCAGCGATCCGGGTGGCCTGCCGTGACCGAGATCACCCGCCATCCCAGTGCATATACGGACACGACCGGCTTCAACGGTGGCTGGACAAACCCGACCAACGCCTATTCGACCAACACGACATACGCGACGATCCAGACCGGGACCAAAGCCCGCAACCAGGAGTGGGCGACCAACTGGCGTGGCTTCGACTTCTCGGTTATCGGGTCTGGCGACACGATCGACTCGGTCGCCGTCCACGTCATCGTCAAGGTCAGCGCGGCATGGTCGCAGGGAGAGTTCCGATCGTCGGTCTGGGAAAACGTCACCGTTGCTGCGGCCCTGACGGCTGGGACCACTGGGGCCATCGGTCCCGATCTCCAGTACACGCAGAGCACCGCGTCGTGGCCAACCAGCGACACGGACTGGACCTACTCCCTCACCGGAACGATGCCGACGGTCGCCCAGCTCCAGGCGTCCAACTTCGGCATCCGCGTCCAGACAGCCAACGGCAACAGCGGCGCTGACAGCCTGATCAGCCTCGACGACATCTACCTGGTCGTCGACTACTCGACTCCAGCTCAGAACCTGACCCGGACCACGTCAGATAGCGTCTCTTCGGTGTCGGCTGCCGTTGCTCGCGGCACCATGAGCGTCGGGCGTTCGACATCTGCCTCGTTGTCCTCCATCGCGGAAGCCATCGTCGGTAGCAAGGTGCTCAACCGGATCACGTCGGCCACCGTGGCAACCCTGACCGAAGCTGCCGCGAGAACGATCACGCTGGGCAGGTCGACCAGCGCCGCCCTGGCTACTGCCAGTGAGAGCGTTGTCAGGTCCGGCACATTCAGCCGGTCGGTCCCGGTGTCCCTGGGGGCGATCACCGAAGCTGCCGTCCGATCGGCGATGGCCAAGGTCCGCACGACCGCCGACTCCATCAGCTCCTTCCTCGAAGACGTCATCGGGGACTTCATCCCCGGAACACAGGAGATCATCGCCACCGTTGGTGATGCCCTGAGCGCCATCAGTGAGGCTGCGTCAAGGGCAACATCACCAGTTCGCACTGCGGCAGCTTCTGTGCCAACGCTGTCGGAAGCCATGGCGTCTGGAAGGCTCTTCGTCAGGACGGTTTCCGCCAGGATCTCGTTCGTCTGGGACTACCTCTTCGAGGCTGGAGCAGAGATCGAGGCCACGGTCTCGGATGCGGTTGGCACGCTTGGGGAGGCCGCGACACGAGGGACGATGGCCGTTGCCAGGTCGCTCTCCGAGACGTTTGGCTCTCTCTCCGAGTCGATCTCGAAGCTGCTCTCGCTGGTTCGCTCGAACGCAGACTCTCTTGCGTCTTTGTCAGAGTCGGTTATCAGGAACACGGCGTCGTTCGTCAGGTCCACGTCAGAGTCCATTGGATCTCTGTCGGAGGCTGTCGTTCGTGCGGCGGCGACCTTTTCCCGTGCGATCTCCGATGCTGTGGCATCGATCGGTGAGACAGTGGTTCGTGGAGCGTCGTCTGCCATCAGGTCGACCAGCGCATCCATCGGATCGTTGACCGAGACAGTCGCCAGGGCTGCTGGGACGTTCACGAGATCCGTGCCGCAGTCCATGGGCTCGATCAGTGAAGCCGTTGTGCGCGGCGCGGTTGCGGCTGTCAGAACTTTGTCTGACAGCGTTTCGTCCATCACCGCAGCCGTCGTCAGGGCGTCATCCACTTTCACTCGCTCGACGTCAGCCTCTCTTGCCACCCTGTCGGAGTCCGTCGCCAAGGCATCGCAGATCCTGCGGAGTACATCTGCTTCCCTTGCGTCCATCACGGAGTCCGTGGTCAGGGGCGCGATGTCGAAGGTGCGAAGCACATCCGACTCCGTCCCTGCTATTTCGGAAGCAGTGGCCAGGGTCATCGGGTTCGCCAGGACGACATCGGCTGCCATCGCATCGATCTCTGAGGCTGCGACCAGGGGCGCGATGTCCGTGGCCAGGACGGTCGGGGATGCGATCAGCAGCATCACCGAGCTGGTGTTCACCGCTGGCAATCTCATCACCAGGTCGGCGGATGCCGCGATCAGCTCCATCAGTGAGAGCGTGGCTCGAGCTGCCATGGCGGTCTCGAGGAGCACTTCCGACAGCCTCTCGACGTTGGTGGAGACAGCCACCAGGGCTGCCATGGCAAAGGTGCGTTCACTAAGCGACTCCGTTGCCACCCTTAGTGAAGCCCTCGTGCGCGGGGCCTTTAGCAAGGTCAGGTCGGCTGCGGATAGCATCTCGACGGTGGGAGAGCAGGCTTCCCGGAGCTCCATGCTCGTGCTCCGCTCGTGGTCTGACTCCATCGGATCTGTCGCAGAGTCTGCGACCAGGGGGGCTCTTGCTGCCTCTCGATCCGTTCCGCAGGCCGTCGAGTCGATCTCAGAGACAGTCACCAGGGCTGGGTCATTCGTTCGCTCGGCGACGGCTTCCATCGCGTCCATCGTTGAGACAGTTGTCCGGTCCGGGATGGCCAAGGTCAGGGATGCTGCTGATTCCGTGACTCTGATCTCCGAAACGGTGACCAGGATCGCGGCGGTGGCTAGGTCGCTTGCTGACACCGTGACGTCGGTGAGCGAGACCGTTCTCCGTGGCGCGATGGCCAAGATCCGCTCCGCTGCTGACTCCGTCTCATCGATGACGGAGGCTGTAGCCCGCTCTGCCATGTCCATTGCAAGATTGGCATCGCAGTCTCTGGGCTCGATCTCGGAGACAGTTGCCAGGCAGGCAATCTCGGTCGTCCGGTCCGCATCGGACACCATCGGGTCGTTGGCCGAGGTTGTCTCTCGAGCCACGATGGCAGTTGCTCGCTCCGCCTCCGCCTCGATCGCGTCGGTGCTGGAGAGCATTACCAGCTCTGCCCTGATCTCGAGAGTGGCTACTGCCGCCATCTCATCACTGAGTGAGGCACCCACAAGGATTGCCACGGTTTCCCGGTCCATCGGAGAGTCTATTGGGACCCTGGCGGAGACGGTGTTCTCGGCAGGCAACCTCCTCGTTCGGACGGCTGCTGAAGCTATCGATACGGTCTCTGAGGCCTTGATCAGGGCCTCGACGTCCGTTACTCGATCGGCTGCAGAAGCCGTAGGTTTGGTATCTGAGGCGGTTGGTCGATCTCTGGCGACGGTCAGAACGGCTGTAGCCTCGATCGCTTCGGTCGTGGAGTCCGTTATCCGGACCACCTCGGTCTACCGCCTGGCCAGTGATGCACTTTCGACGCTCACTGAGTCCGTGGTCAGAGGCTCGACTGCAGTGGTGCGAGCCACATCAGATGCCGTGTCGTCCATCTCTGAGGCTGTGGTCAGGACGGTTGGCCTGGTCATCAGGTCAATGTCCGAGACTGTCGCATCGGTGAACGAGACGGCGTCCAGGTTGCTCTCCATGACGCGGTCACTCGCCTCCTCTTTGGGATCCATCAGCGAGAACGCCGCCCGCCTGCTGTCCACTGTCCGCACGGTCGCTGACTCTGTTCCCTCCCTAGCAGAGTCAGCGGTTCGCTCTGCAATGGCGGTCGCCAGAAGCGTCGCCGAGAGCATCGGATCGATCTCGGAAAGCATCGCAAGGCAAGCCATCGCCGTTGTCCGTTTGATGTCCGACGGAGTCTCGAGCCTCTCTGAAGCCATTGCGCGCGCGACCATGTCGGTTGTCCGCAGCGCCACGTCCTCAATCTCCTCGATGACAGAGACCACCGCGAGTTCCGCCTACATCCCCAGAGCAGTCGCCAGCGCCATCTCATCGGTGAGCGAGGTGGTCACCAGGGTGGCCACGGAGATGAGATCAGTCTCCGACGTCATTGCCTCGTTGTCCGAGGTGGTGTTCCAGGGTCTGGCAGGGCTCATCACCAGGGCCGTGAGTGACAGCGTGGAGACCATCTCAGAGTCCCTGAGCCGCGCCTCGATGGGTGTCACTAGAGCCGTATCCGATGCCGTGAGCTCCATCTTCGAGGCTGTCGCCAAGGTGATGTCTTCCGCTAGAACGGCGGTGGCTTCGATCGGTTCGATCGTCGAGTCTCCGTCGAGGATCGCCGAAGTCTTCAGGTCTGCTGGCGACGTCGTCTCGTTTGCCTCCGAGACAGTGGTGCGGGCGTCGATGTCGGCGCTGAGGTTCGTTGGGGACTCTGTCTCCGGGATCTCGGAAGATGTATCAAGATCGCTTGGGACGATTGTGCGATCGGCGGCTGAGGTGCTGGGGTCGATCAGCGAGTCGGTTGCGAGGATCGCGACCAACGCCAGGTCGATGGCTGACTCCATCCCGTCCGTATCGGAAGCTGTGGTCCGTGGGGCGATGGTTGTGTCCAGGGCCGCCGCTGAGAGCATTTCCACGATCATCGACTTCGTCTCAACCGGCGCGCAGTACATCGTCAGGTCGGTGACGGACAGCTTGTCCTCCTTGGCAGAGGCTGTTGTCAGGTCTGGTGATTGGGTCAGGTCCTCGAACGATGTCTTGGAATGGGCCAGCGAGTCCGTGTCCAGGGTCGCCGACAAGGTGAGGTTCGCCGCGTCCTCCATCGGCTCCATCCTCGAGGATGTCTTTGGGGAGTTCACCAGCGGTGCGGTTCACCTGATCCGCAGCGTGGCCGATGCGATCGAGTCCCTCGCAGAGTCAGTGTCCGGATCCTTCACCATCCAGCGGGTTGTGTCGGACACGGTCGGGGCGATCTCGACTGCCGTCGATCGAACGCTCGGTGCCGCCAGGTCGGCTGCTGACAGCATCTCGAGCATCGCGGCGTCGGTGGTCAGGTCGGGCTCGTTCTACCGATCCACATCAGAAGCAATCGCTTCCATCTCAGAAGTAGCCGCACGTTATGGCGCGGTACTAGCACGGTATGCGACCGATCTCGTTTCACCGATGACAGAGGCTGTCAGCAGGGGCGGTAACGCGCTCTTCCGGACCGTCGACGATTCGATTGGCTCCATCGGTGAAGCAGCTTGGCGTCTGGGAACTCGGGCTCGAGCGATCATCATTCGCGAGGCCAAGGCATCAGCGACCATCATTCGTGCAGTGCCTTCAGCCGGGATCCTGCGCGTCAGCAAGGCCGTAAGCACGATCATCAGACGACGCGGTACAACCACCATCGTCCGCGAAGACAAGCCTTCAGGAGGGATCGAACGTGAGTGAGATCGTCGCCCAGCGTGGCGATAACGAGACCTACGACCTCACGGTCGTAGACGCTTCGGGGGTGGCGATCGACCTGACGTCCTACACCCTGAAGTTCACCATCAAGGTCAACGCGAAGGACAAGCACTACATCGTCCAGAAGACAACCGGAAGCGGGATCACCCTGCTCGACCAGGGGGCTCCTGCGACCAAGGGCATGGCAACCATCGCCCTGCTCCCGGCAGACACCGCCAAGCTCGTTGCCCCCAAGACCCTCTACTTCGATGTGGAGATGACATCCGACAGTGACATCGTGACCACGGTCGTGGACGGCGACTTCTCGCTCCTGGCCGACATCACTCGATAGAAGGGAGACAGTCTTGGCAGCCTCTGTTCCTACGGTCGTAGACGAGACATCGGGCCTCTGGTACCGACCGTCCGTTGTCGGCGATCTCAAGATGCTTCGCGAGGTGGAGTCCGCTTACGACAAGCTGCCCATCAAGGATGACGACGTGTTCCTCGATCTCGGGGCGCATGTCGGTGCAGCCAGCATGTTCGCCCTCAAGCGTGGGGCAGCGAAGGTCATTGCAGTCGAGCCCGACCCGTCCAACCTCGAGCTTCTGCACCGCAACCTGGACGGTTCCAACGTCCAGATCATTGAGGCTGCGGTGGGAGACAGAAGCGGGACCACGATGCTCTACACGAGGGCATCGAAGCCGCATCTCTCGACCACCGAGAGCAACGAGCCTGGTCGTGAGGCGATCGAGGTCTCGGTCATTGCATTGGGCGATCTGCTGCGGCGCTACCGGCCGACCATCCTCAAGTGCGACATCGAGTTCGGGGAGTACGCGCTGACGCGTCTCGGGAAGCTGAGCCCGACCATCCGCGCTGTGGCAATCGAGATCCACATTCGCTATGACCTCGTCTTCGACTCTGCCAGCCAGTCTGATACTGCACTGCGTATCAAGCGGCGGGAGGCGTTGACCCTGGTCGACACGATCGAGGCCCAGGGCTTCACCCGCGTCGCCTACAGGACCAAGGAGTACCCCGGTCCGAGGGTCACCGACGACACCGGACTTCCTCCTGACACTGCTTCCATCGAAGGTGTTTGGGTTCGATCGGAGGACTAGGGTGCGGGTCGTCATTTTGGCTGGCTCTGATCCAGCGGTTGAGAGCGCCCGATGGCGTAACCATATGGGTGTGCCTCGTCACCTGGCACCGATCGACGGTGAGCCGATCCTGTATCACACCGTCAGGCAACTGGATGGTCATGACATCTATGTTGTCGGGCCTGATGACGACCGCTACCGCATTCCAGGAACGACGCTGTTCATTCCGACCATCACGCCATCCAACCTTTGGGCGGACCCCCTCTTGCACAACCGGTCACTTCGTGACCCTGATGGACGGACTGTTGTCCTGTGTGGTGACACATGGTTCTCGGACGATGGGATGTCCAGGATCCTGAACTACAACGAGCGGGAGTGGCGGTTCTTCTGTCGGTTCGGAGCCAGCAAGATGACGGGCTGCCTTTGGGGCGATATCTGGGGGCATTCATTCTGGCCCGAGCATGTCGAGCGTCATGACGATCGTCTGCGCTACGTCATGGACCTGTTCACCTCGAAGGTCATCAGCCGCAACGGGTTCTGGGAGCACTATCGCGCTATGGCGGGTGCGACCGGTCGCGATGTGGACTGCCATCGCAATCTCGGCATGGTGACCGAGATCGATGATTGGACCGAGGACTTCGATTTCGCCGAGGATTACGACAAGTACATCGCGAGGCGGGCTGAGCTTCTGTGATCAGCGTCATCATCCCGACCTACAACCGGGCGAAGCTTCTGGTCGAACGGTCGATCCCATCGGTCCTCGCCCAGACCAACAAGGACTGGGAGCTCCTGATCGTTGGTGATGGAACGGACGACGAGACGGTCGAGGCCCTTGATCACCTCGATGTTCCGTTCAGGTTCTGGAACCTGGCCCATGATCGCTACCCCAGCAATCATGACCAGGCCTGGGGCATGTACGGACTGACGGCGCTCAACTTCGGTCTCGACTGGGCCAAGGGAGAGTGGATCAGCGTCATCAACGATGACGACGAGTACACGCCCGACAACCACGAAGTTCTACTGGCGGAAGCCAAGAAAACCGGGTCGGACTTCATCTATGGGATGAGCGACACCTGGAAGAACGGAGTCCGGACGGGACAGCTCTACGGCAAGGTCCCTCCTGGTGACGGGTCCGTGACCCAGGGTTCCTACATCTACCGTCGCAGTCTGGAGTACCGCTACCGGCATGACTGCTACAGCCGGGGGCTGAACGGTGATGCCGACATGTGGGTCAGGATGAGAAACGCAGGAGTGACGTTCGCCTTCCTGCCCAGAGTTGTCCATCACTATCACAGGAGCTTTCCGTGATCCCTGGCAGTGACAAGGGGCCGACCTACCTGGCCCTCTACGACCGCTACTTCGAGACTCTCCGCGATAAGCCCGTGAAGCTCCTCGAGATGGGCATTGCGAATGGTGCATCCCTTCGCTACTGGGCTGACTACTTCCCCAAGGGGAAGATCGTGGGTCTCGATCTCGAGCCGCCTGCCATCAAGCACCCCCGCATCAGGACGGTGAAGGGCAACCAGTCTGACGCAGCCGCTCTCGATGCCTGCGGCGACTCCTTCGACATCATCATCGACGACTGTGCCCACATCGGTGTGGCCGCGAGGGCGTCCTTCGCGCACTTGTTCCCCAAGGTCGTGTCGGGTGGCATCTATGCCATCGAGGACTGGGGCACCGGGTACTGGTCGAACTGGGTTGACGGGGCTGCCTTTAGGCCTGGACACAACGCTGGCATGGTGGGTTTCGTCAAGGATCTCTTCGACCGGGTGTCCATCAACGACATCACCAGGGGCAGCTTCGAGGGTCACTCGGACGAGCAGTCGGACATCGAGTCCATGACCCTCATCAACGGCCTGGTGGTCGTGGTCAAGGCATGATCCCCGTCCTTGCCACCCCCGTCCTGGATCGATACGACCTTCTCGCGAACATGGAGAAGAGCGTGGACGTGGACGTGGAGCGGTACTACATCGTCGACAACGGTGGTCGGTACGGGGGAGAGAGCAGCCTGTTCGCCGACGTCGTCCATGTTTGTCGCCCCGGTGCCAACCTTGGGTTTTCAGCCTCGATCAACCTGGCGATCAAGGCCAACCTCATGGCTCCCTGGTGGCTGTTCGTCAATGACGACATCGTCTTTGGTCCTGGTGACCTGAAGGCCATGGAGGACCAGATGTGGGCCTCGAAGGACAAGCCGCTGATCGCAACGATGCAGACCTGTGCCTTCGCCGCCTTCGCAATCAATGACGCTGCCCTGGAGCTGACGGGATGGTTCGACGAGAACTATCACCCTGCCTATTGCGAGGACTGTGACATTTCATGGCGAGCAACCCGCAAGGGTGTGAAGTTCGTCGATATACCGGGAGCTACTCGTCATCTTGGCAGCCAGACAATCGGCGGGAACCGCAAGCGCAGGGATGAGAACAACCGGACCTACCCCATCAACGTCAAGTATCACCGCGAGAAGTGGGGAGGAGCTCCAAGGCAGGAGGTGTACGAGACGCCCTACAACCAGGGTGGTGACTCTTTCCTTACCACTGCCCCGAGACTCAGCCGTCTACGAGAGCTAGTCTGGTAGCGGACGCGACAAAGGAGAGCTCGATGAGCGACACCAAGCGAAAGTGGAAGACGGATCCCCTGGAGAAGTTCACGGACATCATCTCTCCGGAGGAGTACAGGAAGCACGGCATCAGGCGTCATCTTCCGCCTATCGCACCGTATCGCCCCTTTGATCCGACGGGTGACCTGGAGCTTCGTCGAGAAGTCGACGACAAGTTCCGCATCAAGCGCACGAAGTAGCTCTTGCCCCGCGCATTGCGTTCGCGTATCGTTCATCGAAGTTGAAGGGCGAACCGCGCAGGTTCGGCAAGCCGATCGGCGGCGTGAGTACGCTATGTACGACGCGCCCTTCCTCCCCTACACCAGAGACCGGCTAGAGCCATGCTCGCCGGACGGAGGCTTCTTTGGCTCGTGTTCTGTGGCTGGGTGACGCTGGATGCACCACTGGGTTCGGCACCGTCTCCCATGCGATCGGTGATCGCCTGGTAGATGTGTATGGACACGACGTCCATACGTTGGCGACGAACTATCGCGGCGACCATTGGCCGACATCAATGAAGCTCTACGTCCCGACTCTGCGTGATCAAAGGGACGTCTATGGCGTCACCAGGTTCGTGGAGATGCTCGGTAAGGTCGGCCCAGAGGTCGTCATCTCGCTCAACGATCCACTTGTCCTGCTGCGGCACCTGTTCAAGAACAGCCACGACAAGGTGCTCTCGCTCGCCAGGTATGCGCCCATCCTTGCCTACTTTCCCGTTGATGGACTGAACTACCCGGGAGTGGTCAGCAGGATCCCTGATCTGGTCAGCGCGTTGGAGCCGCTCGAAGGGGCCAGGACCCCGAAGCCGTTCCTTCTTCCGATCGTGATGAGCAAGTTCGGCAACACGACGTTCCCGAATGCTCCGCTCGTCTACCACGGCATCGACACCGAGACCTTCCGACCGGTCACGATGCGGCCGACGACGATGTCCAACGGGGCCATCATCAAGTCCAAGGCTGACGCCAAGCGTGCCCTGGAGCTCCCCGATGACTGCATCCTCGCGGTCCGGGTCGATCGCAACAGCCAGCGGAAGAACTACGCGGACTCGGTCAAGGCCCTTGTTCCGGTGATGCAGAAGGAGCCCAAGCTCCACGTCTGGTTCCACGCCAAGGCTGAGGACAGTGTTGGCATCGACTTCAACCTTCTCGTGTCCAGGTTCCCCGATGTCCAGGACAGGTTCCACTGGCCGGGGATGTTCGACACCACGATCGGCTGGAACCTCGAAGACCTGGTGACGGTCTACAACGCTGGGGACTTCTTCCTCAGCACCTCTGGCGGTGAGGGCTTCGGCCTGACGCTCGGTGAGGCTCTCGCGTGTGAGCTACCGGTCATCGCCATGAACGTATCGGCAATCCCTGAGGTCGTTGGCCCAGGTGGCGTGTTGCTCGAGCCCGACCGGACCTATGTGCCGCTCTCGGGACAGGACAATTGGCTTCCCAATGTGGAGGCTTTCACCGGCGCAATCCGAAAGATGGTCAGCTCCAAGGGAGCCAGACGTGATCTCGGTAAAGCCGGACGGAAGCACGTCGTCGAGTCCTTCTCGTGGGACGAGGCAGCGAACCGCTTCGATCAACTCATTACTAGCGTGGTCCAGAAGGCCTCTGGAGATGCCACGCCAGGAGGCGCTTCGTGACCACTACTACCCCGGCCTTCCGTTGGAAGGGACTCGATGCCATCGATGAGGCTGTTGCCGTTGTCGATGACCTCGCCCCGGATCAGCTCAAGCAGATCATGGACCTGCCGGAGCTGAAGATCATCACTGATGCCTTCAAGACGGACTCGGGTCTGGTCGATGGCATGGCGATGAAGACGCTGCATTGCACCGCGTCCTCGACGATCAAGGACCTGCACGGCGACTTCATGACCGAGGAGTGCGTCAAGGACATGGCGCGTCAGGCCAAGCAGAGCCTGACCATCTTCCTCAACCACAAGTACGACGCCCCGGAGGATGTCGGCGGTCGCGTGTATGCCGCAGACGCCCGTCCCACCGGTGAGCATGACAGCGAGGGCAAGGAGATCTGGGATCTCCACTACGACATCGCCCTCACCAGGAACAACTCCCGCGTCGAGCAGATCTATAAGATGGTCCGTGATGACGGCATCCGCCTTGGGATCTCCATTGGCGCGTACATCGTCGAGTACGACTACATCGACAAGGAGGCTGGCTTCTGGGGCGGCCTCATCATCAACAAGGTCCTCCTCGTGGAGACCAGCGTTGTCGGTATCCCGGCCAACCAGCGGTCGTGGGTCCAGAACGGCGTGATCGCCATCGGCAAGAGCCTGGGCATCGCCGAGAAGCAGATCCGTCGGGTCTTCGACGGTAAGGAGGCAGCTCCCATGACGCTCAAGACTGCGTCACTCAACGACAACAGCATGATCACCACCACCACCGCCGACAACGTCATTCTCAATGAGACGGCGACGACCACGACAGAGCTCGTGATCGAGCAGGCGGATGACACCGAAACCACCAGCACCGAAGAGGTGCAGGAGGCTACCGAGGCCGCTCCCGAGACGGAGAGCCCGGCCGAGGAAACGACCGAGGAGACGACCGAGGAGCCCGTCGTCGAGACCACCGAGGCTTCTGCCCCGGCTCTCGAGGTTGTCGCGCCCGAGATCGCCCTCTCGCTGAACGAAGGCAACACGCCGACCGTGGAGCTGGTTCTGGCCGCACTGGAGCAGGCAGCGGAGACGCTGACTGCTGTCCGGACGGAGAAGGCCACCCTCCAGGTCAAGTATGACGCGCTGCTGGAGGAGCGAGACCAGGCCATCAAGGACCGTGACGACGCCGCCGAGATCATCGCGATCGTTGCCAGGTCTCCACTCGGACGGAAGTCCCAGTTCGTGGCACCCGTGCAGACCTTCCGGTCTCGCTTCGGGGACATCTACGACGAGGCCTTCCTGAAGCTTTTGGAAAGTGAGTAACCCAACAATGGACCAGGACTTCCTGGCTCGCCTCAAGGCGGCCCTGGATGAGCTCGGCCCGGAGCTGGACAAGCAGAACGACGCGCCCCGTACCGCTTTGGCGGGCGTGGGTGAGGATCGCGACCACGCGGCTCGCAAGTTCCTCAACAGCGACGATCAGCTTCAGCTTCGCCGATCTCTCCGGAAGCTGTCTGACAGCGAGCTCAACTCGTTCTTCAGCGTCCAGGCGCGGAAGAACAACCAGGGCATCCCTGTCGACCACTGGATGGCGGCAGGCGGGAACTCCAACTCGATCGCCCAGGCGTTCGAGCAGAACCCGCAGATCACTCGCGCTCTCGACTCCACCGGTTCGGCACCGCTGATCCGGCAGGACCTGGAGCCGGTCATCTACGAGATGTTCATCCGGAACTTCCCGGCCTACGAGCGGTTCCCGAAGGAACCGGCCAACGGCCTCGTGCATGCCTACAACCGGACGACCTCGTTCGGTGGTGCGGCGTTCATGGGCGAGCTCGGAACGGTCACCGACTCGGTGGCGGTCTACGAGCGGGCGACGACCCCGATCACCATCCTCGCCACCCGGCGCGGCGTGACGATCAAGGCCGTGGCAGCCGTGAACGCGGGCGGCATGGCATGGAACCCGGAGCAGATGGAGATGCAGGCAGCCCTGCGCGCCATCAGCTACACCATGCAGAAGACCATCTTCCAGGGCAACAGCACGGTCTCGACGGCCGCGTCTGATGGTTCTGACGAGGACGGCGCTTACGACGTGTACGCGTTCGACGGTCTCCGCAAGCTCCTCAAGGCCAACACCCTGGGTGTCGATCCGACCGTCTCGACGGACATGCGCGGCGTGTTCAACGATGCGGTCATCGAGGCCATCCAGAGCGCGGGCTCCCCGAAGATCGCGTACCTGGATCCGCTCACCAAGGGCGTGTTCGACAAGCAGCAGGACAAGAACATCCGCTACTCGAACGAGTTCGTGGATGTGGGCGTCGGCGTCACGACCAACGTCGTGAACACCGCCAACGGTCCGATCCCGCTGTTCATCGTTCCCGGCGACTCGATCGGCGAGTACACCTACAGCGGCGACACCGTCTCTGACGTGTACTTCCTCGATGAGAGTGTCTTCTCGATCCCCTACCTGGGGAGTGAGGGACCGACGATCCTCGACATTCCGATGGGTGTTGGCGGGCAGCTCACCCGCCAGTTCATCGTCTTCGGGATGTGGGGCTTCGCCGCCAAGGCCCTGCAGTTCAGCCGCAAGGTCCGGGTCACCCGCGAGTAGTGATCCCGAGGGGGAGCTTCGCGGCTCCCCCTCAACCCCTCTGGAGTTCTGATGCCGCAGTACCTCACGCCCAGTCGCTACAGGATGATGGCTCTCGGCATCGATCTTTCCTCCAAGACCGATGCTGAACTTGGGTCGCTCATTGCCTCGGCATCCTCCGAGGTCAACCGCTATTGCGCGGCTCCTCGTGGGCATGACTTCCGTGGTGGAACTGTCACCCGTGAGGAGCATCTCTGGGACGTCGGCAACACGCATCGTCGACCGTCCGGACGTCTCTGGCCGAAGCACGGGATGGGCGTCATGCCGATCACCTCGTGCGACCAGATCGACATCTACACGACCAAGACGAACTACGTCCGGTTTACGCCGAACAACATCTTCTACAACAGCAGGCTGGGATACGTTGAGCCCATTGCGGCTCCGATCACCACGGCCCTGTTCACGTCGATCCCGCCCTGGCTCCTTACCTCACCTGTGGCGTACATCGACTACACCTATGCAACTGAGTACGAGGAGGCGGATGAGCTCCTGTACCCGATCGGCGGCAAGGCGTACCAGGCGATCAACCAGTTCTGGGCTGATGCCGACGTGACCGTAAAGGTCGATGGGGTGACGACCACGGCCTACACGGTCAACAGGACTGAGGGCCAGGTCATCTTCACCGATGTCCAGGACTCCAGCGCAGAGATCACGGTGTCCTATACCCACAAGATGGACTTCGCCATCGCGATGGCCACGGGCATCATCGTGACCGACCTGCTTGGCTACTCGAACATCAATGCCTCTGGGCTCGGTGGCCTGTCTGGGATCCGCGTCGAGGAGATCGAGCTTCGCCAGAGCAGCAGGGCTGGCTACAACAACATCGATCTTCACCCTGCCGCCAAGCAGTACCTCGGTTCCTTCATCTACGTGAGCATGGTCTGATGCCTGGTCTCATCAGTGACCAGCTCATCGACAACCTGCGGGTGGTCGCCTACAAGCAGCTCGTGACGCCGGTGAAGATCCATCGCTCAGTGAAGAGCGAGGGAGCCTACGGAACGATGGAGACCGACCAGGTCGTTCTCGAGACCGAGTGCTGGTACAAGCCAGCCTTCAAGGGCGAGCTTGTCCTGCAGCCTGGTCGCATGATCGCCAACCCGTCGAACGCAGAGTTCAGGTTCAGGTGGGGAACGGACATCCGGGTTGGCGACAGGCTCGAGGTTGCTGGCATCACCAACAACATCGTCCAGGACACCAACATCGGGGCCACGATCTCCCTCTATCTCAAGGCATGGACGAATGTGACTGAGTGATGGCTAACTCTGAAGTCGACATCGACGAGAGCGCGCTCTACGGCATGTTCGACCAGGTCCTGATTGGTCTCGAGGGTCTCGCCAACGAGGTGGCCGAAACCGCAAGGCACAAGGCACCTGGGTATGGCAAGAAGTCGCGGGCCAAGGACATCTCCCTTGACTTTCGGAAGGTCAAGAACCTTCCTGTCGGTCAGCACGACTATGTCCGGCCGCAGCTCCAGGACTCGACAGGCGAGTATCGAAGCGTCGATTACAACCCCGATGTCGAGCAGTTCGTCCTTGGTGAGCTCAAGAAGCGAGAGAGCGGTCTCTATGAAGTCTACGGGTCCATCCCCAGCAAGAAGCGTGGAAAGACCGTCGACTACCCGATCGCCAATGCCAGGGCGATCATGAAGCCGACCGGCAGAAGGATCGAGACCAGGGAAGTCTATGGCGACATCGTCACGCATGAGCGCGAGATGGCCCCGGTCAAGCTGGTCACAGGTAAGCATCTGTGGGAATCGATCACCGTGGATGTCCATTCCACCGGTGATGCCAGTTGGGAGGCCGTCATCTCGGCTGACAAGTCCTACGCCTGGTATGTCGAGAAAGGTCTCGGACCGGGCCAGGAGAAGCGCACACCTGCCTACTTCATGGAAGGTGCGCTCGCTGAACATGCTGCCGACATTGAGTCCGGCAACATCCTCAAGAGGTAACCGGCGATGGCAACAGGCGTCGGGCCTATCAAGCAGGCCTTCGTGAGAGCACTCCGGGATATCACAGCTCTGAAGGCTGCGGTTGGGAGTGACGGTTTCTACGAAGGCATCACGCTCGCTGGGGCCAGCTACCCCTACGTCATATACAGCTTGGGCTCCATGTACCGATCACGCCAGTTCGGTAATGAGGGCTCGCTGAAGGCGTCGATCGACTGCTGGGTCGTGAGCCGTGATCAAGTCGAGGCCCATAACCTCGACCAGCTCGTTCTCGATGGCATGGAAGACGTGACGCTTGACTTCACGGGGACCGTTACATCGGGCTATGAGCCATCCACCCTGCTCTGTCATCGGACAAGCGACATGTCGTTGACGAATCTCGATGACGCAGGGAACAAGGTCTACCAGGTCGGTGGCAACTACCAGATCTGGACTGACCGGCTGTAACTGCCGAAACAGGCAGAAGGCGACCCTCTCGTGGCAAGCTCCCGTATCCATGGCAAGGGCGGAGCCATCTACATCGGTGGCACGTTCACCTCGGCAACTGCCGTTCCGGCCGGTGGCATTCGTGTCGCGTTCAAGTCGGAGTGGACCCTCAACCGTTCCCGCGATTACGTCGACGCGACGGCATTCGGGGACCCGAACAAGGTGTACCTTGCGGGCCTGCCGGACATCTCCGGCACGTTCCGTGGTCTCCTCGACAACGGCGGAGACGACCTTCTCGACGCGGCCACGTCGGAAGCAACCCAGATCTTCCTCTTCACCTCTGACGGCACCCTCGCGGGTTCGACCGCCCAGATGGTGGCTCACGGCCCGGGCTTCTTCGATGCCCAGGTCACGGTCAGCAACACCGATGCAGCCCGCGTCAGCGGCAACTTCCGTGCATCGGACGCCTGGACCATCGATCTCTAGTCCGCGCTTCGTGACCATCGGACCGGCTTCCGTCTGGGGGCCGGTCCACCAATCACTCACCGATGAGGGGTGGTATGGCTATAACCGCTATCAACGGCTTCGAGGGACAAGTTGAACTTGTCGGAGCTCGAGCCGTGGCGGCGATGTTCCAAAGATGGTCACTACGGCGTGATGGACCCGAGGATGATTCCTGGGTTCTTCACGCCGTTCTTTCGTACCAGAAGGAAGTCCTGCTCAAGCACCCGAAGTTCAAGCGACGGGTGATGATCAAGAACCACGCGTCTGGTACCTGGTTTGAGGTAGTGCCCCGCGATGGCGGGGAGCCTGAAGTCAACGGTGTCGATCTGACCATCGAAGGAGCAAGACTGATGAGAGCTGATCCGACAGGGCGGCCATGACGAGTATCGAAAGTCATCGATCTTCGGTCGCCAGGTGGGATGCTGCACATCGGGAGAAGCGCCAGGAAAGAAGCCGTGAGTATCGAGCCCGACAGCGGGCCTCTAGCCTCCGGTCCTGGCACTCCACCAAGCGGTACTCCAGGTATGGCGTAACGGCTGAATGGTTTCGCGATCAGATCGTGGGACAAGCAGGTCGATGTGCGATCTGCGGGTCTGTGTTCAGGGATCGACGTGACACGCATCTTGATCACGACCATGAGACCAATCAGGCTAGGGGACTGCTCTGCCACGGATGCAATCTGTTGCTTGGCAATGCGAAGGACAGCCCCGACATTCTCAACAAGGCAATCACATATCTGGAGATGACATGCCGAGCCGATCCGACAGGGCGTCCGTGACCGCCGAAGAGCCCGTGGCCATCAAGGCTGCACCCAGGGACCCGTTCGACTTCCCGAGCGAGACCAAGAGCGTCACCTACAGGGGCGTGACCTACAAGTTCCGTGAGCTGACCGTCTCTGAGAACGACCTCTGCCGTGAGCTTGCGACCGGCAAGGAGGACGAGTTCGACGGGCGGACCATGATCCGCCAGATGATCGTCATCGGTGCCGTTGAGCCCGAGATGACCATGGACCAGCTCGAGAAGGTGCCCCAGCGCCTGTACGCCCAGTTCATCGATGTGGTGAACGAGCTCAATGACCCGGCGACCTTTGAGGCTGACCCGGGAAACTGATTTCGGTCGCGGACTTTGAGAGGTTCGAGATAGCTCGACTGTTCTCGACCGACCCCACCAACTTTCAGAACCTTCCTCGCTC